TAATTGAACTTTAAGGAAAAGGAAAATAAAAATGCTTAATCCTTTTAAAAAAGAACGCTTCATAGTTTGGCACAATGATACTGCTGATCGTGTGATTGTTGAAAGAAATTGGTTCCAACGGTTGTTGTATCCTATTTGTTTTGCAACATGTACCGAGACCATGAAGTCAAGTCAGATTAAAATAAAAATAGATTCTGCTGAAAAGTTTGTTGAGCATATAAAATCACATCTTGCCGATGATGAATATGTCGTTTGTAAGATATGTGGAAAATCCGTTGAAGAAATATATATAGATTCAACTAAATAATATAACAAATGGGGAGAAGGATTAGAACGGATGACTACTGCAATAAAAGCAGAGGAAGATGAGTTCACTCCCCATTCAACCAAATAATATATTTAATTCAATAAAATGAAAAGAACACCCATACAATTACAGCAAAAGGATATTCAAAAGATCCGGGAAAAGATTCTCAAAAAACAGAATGGGCTTTGTGCTATTTGTCAGCAGATTCCTGAAAAACCCTGCCTGGACCACCACCATAAAAAAAGAGTAAAAGGCACAGGATTAATCAGAGGTGTTCTTTGCAATTCATGTAATGTATTTATAGCCAAATCAGAAAACAACGCCATTCGATACGGAGTAACAAATATTCAACTCCCGGAAAGGTTAAGAGCCTTTGCCGATTATTTAGAAAAAAGACAATACCCATTTATGCATCCAGATGAAGCCCCACCCATTCCGAAATTAATGAAGTCCAGTTACAATGAACTTAAAAAGCAATTAAAAGATGTACAATATAAAAAGAAAATTCCTGACTTTCCGAAATCAGGAAAGATGATAAAGCCCTTACAAATATTGTATGATGCAGTCAGGTTGCTGCCCAGATTTTATAAAAAATGATAATACAGTCTTTAAATATAAGGAGAATAAAAATGGATGAAAAACTTGCAGATAAAATAAAATGGGCTATTTTATTTATTATAATTACTATTTATGCTCTGCTCACCTGGAGTGAGACAAATGCAATATATGAACAAAACAAAACTATAATTGCTAAACAAGATCAAAACTTTTTAATGCTCAATGAACATTTGCTGGATCATAAAAAGTTCAGCTACATGGGCGACAAATATATAATCAAAACCCCGAAACAGGAGAAGTGTGACAAATGATCAAATCATTAAAGATAAATAACTTGTTATCGTTATGCCTTTTTGATATTGTTCTTGCGTGGGATAGAGTCTGCAGCTTGAATCCCCGACCCCTGATCGGGCTTCCCACGCATTTCAATCAGGGAACTACAGGAGTTTTATCATGAGCCAGAAAAAAATATCTCAAGCATTTGTAAAGAAATTATTTAAGTACGAAAAACTTACTGGAGATTTCATAAGACTGATAAGAAGGGGCAAAGAAAAGGCCGGGGTTATTGCTGGATGTATAAATAAAGAAACTGGATATCGCCATATTGGTATCAATAATGTAAGTTATAAAACCTCACGGCTTGCGTTCCTGTATGTGGAGGGTTATATGCCAGAGCATGATGTAGACCACAAAAACAGGATAAGGCATGATGATAGGTGGGAGAACATCCGACATTCAACAAGACAATGTAATATCAGGAATCAGGGTATGTTATGCACCAACACTTCTGGGATAAAGGGTGTGTACTTTGATAAATCGAGAGGGAAGTGGGTTGCCTGTATAGAGGTTGATGGTGTGAAGATTTATCTTGGGAGTTTTAAGAATAAAGATAATGCTATAATTGCAAGATGGTTGGCTGAGAAAAAGTTTGATTTTCCAAGCTGCATTTCTTCTTCATCCTCGTATCTATATTTAAAGAAGAAAGGGCTTCTACCTAAAAAAAATGATGATATATGCACCTTTATAGACAGAGCAAAGGCAAAATTAACGAATAACACATCTGGCATCCCGGGTGTTGTGCTAAAAAAAGAATCTGGGAATTGGGTAGCACAAATAGGGTATAAAAAGAAAAGAATTTACATCGGTACGTTCAAAAACAAGATTGATGCAGCTGTTGCAAGAAGTAAGGCTGAGATAAAATATAATTTTCCAGGATGCAAAACCACATCTATAGCATATTTATACATTAAAGAAAGGGGAAGGGTTTGAAGATAAAACTCAGATCCCATCAGTCGGAACTAAATTCTTGTATTGATGGGATTATTTCAGGGTCCAAGCGGTTCAAAAGCGTGAAAAGAATTATAATTTCGGCGTGCCCCGGCTCGGGTAAGGGCTCCTGTTGTGTAAACGCAGGCAAGCTAATTAAAGCAGGCTTGGCAGATAATATTTGCCTTATAGTTCCAAGGACCAACCTACAGCTACAAGCAGAACAGGTGTGCATGGATACCTTTTTCCAAAAGTTGTTTAATGTGAATATCTCATTGAGGGCCAGCACAAATGATTACAATCCTACAAGGGGTCTGCATGGATTCATCAGCACATATCAAGCACTGGGACATGACAAGAGGAAACACGTTTTAGAGATAATTAAAAAGAGAAGATACATACTTATCCAAGATGAATTTCATCATGTAGAAGAGGATAGCCCATGGGCTGATTCTGTAGGTGATCTCATGGAAGCTGCAAAATACGTCATCCTTATGTCTGGTACTCTTTCCAGGGCAAATAAAAAACAAATAGCCTTTATGAAGTATAAGAATGGGTATGTTGATCTAAAGGGAGACAAAGAAACTTATGTTATCAGGTATCCCAGATCAGAGGCCTTAAAAGAATTGGCTGTTCTCCCTATGAAGTTCCATTTATATGATGGATCGTTTGAATGGGAAGCCCATAACGGTAAGAAGGTTGCTGTCCAAAGTTTTGCCTCTGTTCAAAGAACCGATCGGTCAAGTGCTTTATTTACTGCCCTTGAGACAGAATTCTCAAATCAATTAATAGACCGCTCATTGGTTCATTGGCTTAAGGCAAGAGAAAAAAATCCAAGATCCAAGATACTGTTCATTTGTGCCAGGATAGGCGATGCAAGAAGGTGTATGTCTTATTTAACAGGTCTTAATGTTCCTTCTCTACTTGTCACCAGCCATGGAGATCATAAAGAGTGCATACAAAACATTGAAAAATATAAAGCTAATGCACCAGTAATGGTAACAATTGCAATTGGTTATGAAGGGTTGGACGTTCCCGCTATGACTCACGTTTGCGTTCTTACAAGAATAAGATCCCATGAGTGGTTAGAGCAGGCCTGTAGTAGACCGACCAGACACGATAAAAAAGCAGGCCCATATAGCAGCCAGATAGCTCATGTGTTCGCACCAAAGGACCAGGCCTTCCTTGAATTCGTGGATGTTATAGAGAAGGAACAAGTTACCCGGGCAAATACCGGCTCCATAGAAGAACAGCTACCACTCTTTGAGCTTCCTTCTTTAAATGAGGGCGGAAGTGAACAAGGACCGTGTAAACCTCTTAAATCGCAAATTTTGGAACTCTCAAGAACAGTCCTTGGAAATCAAAAGGTAGTATGGGAAAGAAAAATTCTAACCCCAAAGCAGGAAGAAATGGATATAAGACACGACATAGACCGGTATTTAAAACGATATGCCAGGGACCAGGGATATGAAGTCATGGAAGTGAACCGGAGTGCAAAAGAGATTAACCAGAAACCACGCAATTTAATGACTCTTGACGAGCTTAGATATTTCTTTAACCGGATACAAATATTGTTTCCCCTGGTAAGTAGGGGATCGTTTGTTCCTATATCTAACTGCCAGCCTATATTTGATAGTAAGCAGAAAGAGTTTNATTTAGAGAGTGAATCATTTTTTTAAGGGGGATACACAAAAGCCTAACAAAACCCCTTAGACAAAATCCGTCCTCCTGCAGCCTGAGTAAGATTAACGCTCATTGTAGGATGGACGGTATGGGGCTCCACACTATCCCACTTTAATATTTCAACAACCGGCGTTATATACTCCTCACTACAAAATGTCCTGTCTGGATCTTCTTTAATAGACTTTAACCGGAAATTCATTATCCCGGCCCAATCATAGGGCCTCCGGTCCTCACATGATTTAATATACCTGGACATACAATAGGCCCAATCAAGATCAGATATCTCCAGCCCCCATATCTCATAAGGGGTCCTTTTTGTATGCTTATCAAAAGAAGAATAGTCCATCCATGACTCTATCAGGCCTTCATGGGGCCATTGTTCAAGAAGATCAATCCCTGCAGGATCTTTCCCGGTAAGCTGTTGGATAAGATCTTTTCCATCCTGATCGACAAATATTGCGGTATGGGAATATGGCCCTGTCTGCCTCTGGATTACTTTTGAGACAGGAGATATGCCAAAGAATTGCGCTGATTTTAATATCTTCATTTCGGTGCCGCCTTATCAAAGAGTGAAAGCAGAAGATCAAAGTTATCAGTCATGGCTGCACCCACAATAAGGGATACTGCAATAACAGTAACGCAAATAATCAAAGTCATTTTTGTTTTTGGTTTTAAATCTTTAAATGGGTTCACTATATTCTCCTCCTTGTGTTTTGGTGGACCTGGATATGAAAATGTAAGACTCCACCTTTTGCTTTGTGCAACCATGCGACATTCATTCCTGGCCTATTTGGATCATATGCCCAGTTTCTGTTAATCCATTTCTCAATATCTTTGGCTTGCCCGGGATTATAAACCCACTCAGAAATATCAATGGCCCTAACTGGATTGGTCCCATGGAGATCATTAGGATGTTTCTTTTCTCTCCAGGACTCGCTCATCCGGATACCAAAGTTATCAATGATCTCACATATTATTGTTATTAATAAAGGAGCATAGTTCCTTTCCATTAACCCCCTGAGAACATTAGTATCCTTTATGATTATCTCATTCTTTTTCATGTCTTGTGATTTTCAAGAAGCTGATAAGTATTATTGCTGCAATGCAACCTTGTTCTATCACAAGAGATCCGTACCCAAAAAAATAGGATACTGCTTCAATATTAAAGGCAATAACGCCAATAGCACATAAAAAAATTATCATAAACGGGTTCATCGTATCCCTCCTTTTCAAGGTTCGCATAGGCCCTGAATGGTTTTTATGTTTTCCTGGATATGCACAGCGTTTGAATTAATAAGTGATTTGGCTTGACTTATATCAACCCTGTTGTAACTCACTGCCCCTGCCATACTCAAAACAGCTAAAACTAAAAGACCAAACAACCATCGAAAAGTGCTTGCCCCCATTTTTGTTCCAATCATAGAGAGCCTGGATTCACATCTTAAATCAACCTTGTCTGACCATTCTCCAATTTTGTCATAAATTCTTGTCTCAAAATCTTCTCTTTTCTTTTCCCTGTCATCCAGTTTCTTGCAAATTAACTTAATGTCTTTTGAGTGGCCAATTAATAAATCCCTGTCTGACCTGTTTTTGACATGATCCGAATACCTTTTTGTAAATACAACTTCTTCTTCATGTTCTGGTTCATTAGCCATGACATCTCCTTAATAAAGTCACATCACTATATTAATTATATCCATTATATAACACATTTCTTTTTTAAATATAAATATGCGGATGAGTAAGTGTTACAATCTGGGAAATTATTATCTTTCTCAGCCTGCCATCTTGCCTTGGCTGCCTCTATTTTTGTATCAAAATATCCAAGGTACTTTGCTTTGTAATTGATAAAAATCTGTGCAGTCCATTTTTTATCACGTTTAAACCAAAAGACTCCTGTTATTCCTGATTTGTTTGTTTTTTTTAGATTGCAATTTCTTGAGTTGCACTGTCTTGTAGCCAGCCGTAAATTCTCCCATTTATCATCAAACCTTATGCGGTTTCTGTGGTCTATATCATACCCATTAGGGTCAAAGCCTTCCATGTATATCCATGCAAGGCGAGAACGGTTGCCACGAATACCACCAACATACATCGCCCAATATCCTTGATTTTCGGATGTGTCAAGCCGTCCAACTATTTTACCAGTTTTACGGTCAAAGAAAACACCTGTTTCTGGATAATAGATTGTCAATCTTTTTAATTTTTCTTGTTTTGTTTCAGCAGACATGATTTCACTCCTCAGTAAAATACCTATTAAAAGGAGAGCAGAAAACAAGTAGGTAGCTTGCCTTATCGGGCTATAGTCCCTATCTGCTCTATTTATTTTATTATATGTTAAATTATAGTTCATATCAAGTTTATTTACATCACTATCCTGATAATTTCCATCCTATTAAAATCACCAACAATCTTTTTAATAGCAGGCAAATTGATTTCTTCTCCGTAATCCCATCCAGCTTCTTTATCATCGTTATCCCTAAAACATATCCACAAAGGGCCGTCTGTTTTTCTATAAATAATTATCTTAAAGGAATGACCACCTTTAAAAATATTATCCTGATAGAAGTTGGCTTTGATATTACCTCTTGTCAGGTTGCCTAAAAATTGATTTGCAAGCCAGACTTTGCCTCGCCTAAATTGGTCATCGCAGTCATTTTTATCTTTTATATACAAGTGTCTTGAGGATGGGTCTTCTCCTTCTACATAATCAATTTTATCCTCTGGTATAATAATATTGAATTCATCTTCAACGTCCACCAGATCTCTTTCATGCTGAGCCGGGCCAAATAAAACCCTGAATGTTCCCGGTATTGTATCGTGGATGAATTTTTTCAATTCAATAAAATCAATGACCTCTGTGAAATACCTCTTGGTCAGTGTCGGGTGCATCCATTCAAACAAGCCTGATAAATCAAACCCTATATCCTCTGCCCCTTGCATCAGGACAAGAAGTTTTTCAACTGTTGGCATCTTGATTGAGTTGCATATTTCAACAACCATATCGGGATGGACAGCTTGAGGATTATACCAAAGACAAAGTTTGGCAATGGCTTTTAACAGGATATTCTTTTGCCATCCCTGATCTGGATCACGCATATCCCTTGCAAGCTTTCCACTTAGCCACTGCTGCCCACCTGTGCCAGATGAATAGTATTGTATTAGTGCTTGTTTTATTGTTGTCATGGTTTATCCTATTGGTTCGATCTCTTACGCCTGTCACCATTCCGCAATTCTTGAGAAGTGAAGTAACTCTTAGCATGATGAGATGTTATACCAGATCGTCTTTGTTTTTTTCTTCTGTCATTATTGCCCCACAGATCATAAACAGGTGAAAAGACAAGATATCCCCCAAGGACAAAAACGATGATAAGCAAAATTGTCATTTTTTAGGATATTTCTTCTTTATGACTTTTCGTTTTTCTTCCAAAGCAATTGACGTTTCCGGCCTGCCCTCAATATCTTTTTCCCAAAGAGCAACAATCAATTCTTCTGTTGAAGGATATTCAGCCCTTCTTTTTTCTTGATATGTTGGTTCTGGTATCGGGTCTGCTGGTTCGGGTGTGTTGCCTTTATCTAACCATTTCTTGAATTCAGCATAATCACTATTTGCAGGATCAGCCGGGATACTGGCATTGTCTTTTAGCCTTATGATTGTTTCTGAGTTTGTTAGTTTATACATGACTTCTCCTTATAGTTCTGAGTCTGCTGTGTAATGGAAACCTATAGAATGATCGCCAGTTGCCGCACCATTCACACCTGAAACATATGCTCCTGTAAAACCTATACGAGCAGCAGTAGCATTAACGCTTCCCGCTGGCATTGTTACCTTACCAGATGTACCCGCTTCATCGTAAACCACCATAGTTGGTTGCGCCCTCATAGTCATAGGGAATTTAACTGCAACAGCCAATAAAAAATCAGCACTTGTATTACCCGAATCTCTGGAATATATAGACCCGTCTGTATCAGCAGTTCCCGGTGCAACGTCATAATCATAACTTTTGCTATAATACCTCTGACACTTAGCCAGTTCATCACCATACTGCCGATATTCAAAGTCTGTGGCTGTTGAGCCAAGCTCAAATTGGACTTGAGCAAGCCAGAAGTTGTTGTCTGTTGAATCTACTCCGTTTACTTGGTTGGAGGTTGCCCAGTCTTGTGCTGAATTCCATGTATCCGCAACTCCTTGAAAGTCTGATCCCATTGCAATAGTCCATGATATATGTAAACCTATTCCATTAGTATAATCCCAGGTTCCCCCGCTATAATCAAAGGTAAGAGTAACCGTTTTCTTTTCCCATGTGCTTGCTGAATTGATTGTATATTCAGCTACATAACTTCGATCACCAGTGCTACTTGTAAACGCTACACAATAAATACCTGTTTTAACAGCCTTAACCCAAAAACTTAAAGTGGCAGTTTTTCCAACGAAAGGAGCAAAATTGTAGCCTTCAATATTTTGCAAAATTGCAACTCTATCATTTGAGGCTATTGAAGCATCTGCGGTTGTAACATCTAATTTCATTGAATAATTGCTTTTATGCCCTGACTCAGACTGTGTTGGAACATCTGTATCTCTACTGACAGTTGTTACTGCTGTACTAAGAAGAAAATATGTAAATCTATCAGCGTGGTAATTACCATTCGCAATAGCAGCAAAACTCGTACCCCTCTGCCAGATATTGAAGTCACCGTTTATTATGGCGTTTTTGTTGCCTTGGAGGTCTGCTATTTTTGCATGAGGGATACCGTCATCTGAAAGACCGGTCATAGAAGTAATGTCTGAGTTTGCTCCAACTTCAGCACCAGATATTTGCACCCACCATGTCCCATCATCTCCAACAGGGTCATGTCCAGTGTTGCTCCCCTGTGCTGCCCTGTATGTTTTTGAATCAGAACCCCAAGTAACATCACCATCATCATAGGTTGTGCCAATCAACCATTCGGTTGCCCCTGATGCTGCAATTGCTGCTGCCTGTGCTGCTTCTGCGGCAGTCTGAGCAGTTTCAGCATCAGTAGAATATCCATCAACCGCTGTGGATAAAGCATTCATTTGAGCAGTTAAAACAATTAGTTCTCCTGTGGTAGCTGCTCCCCATAATGAAAGAACAGTTAAAAACGCATCAGCCCTTGTATCAAAATTATCCGGATCAGTCCTTTGTGGGGCAGTCCCAGGATCACTGATTGTTTGTGCAATTTGATAAGCCATTTATTTTCTCCTTATGTTAACCCTTGAATTTCTAAATCACATTCAGATAAATTGTTACTTGGGACCATTACTTCAAAATCACTAAAAAACCCAAAAGCAATTGCCATACTTAAAGATGTAGAATCATTATTGGCATCCCAGACACAAGGTATTGCTCTTAATTGTGTTAAGGTTTGAAACACCTGATCCACAGCTGTATTTTTTACATTTATTGTGTATCGTAATTCTTTTGCGTATGCTCTCTGAACCAGAGCATACTCACCAAAAGTATTAGCTTCTTTTACAGAAAAATCAGATATACTGCCACGTAATCCAAATTTAGTTCCACCAAGATAGGAGCTATGCCCTACAACAATATGTCCAACCCTAATGGTATCGTTGGTATCACCTGTAAATATCACTCGACAGCTTGTATTATATGAATAGGTAAAGGATTCAGCCTGAGAAGTAGAAAACCGAATTGGGGAAAAGAAATAATCAGACCAGGACAAAACTTCTTCTTGGTATAAAGATCCAGATTCATGATCATAAACCCTCACCATTGTCCAGTCTGTGTGGGGTCCACCTGAATAATCATCAAATACAGTTGCTGTAACTTCTGCCACTCCTGTTCCCTGGGTCCAATCCGTTAATGTACCAGCAAAAAAGGATCTTGGATCTGAAGTCCTGTAAACTTCAACTTTATCCCCAATTGCCCAAGTATTTGCATGAGTGGTTGTTATTGCGATAGCTGCCGCAGCAGGAGTTATTGATGTGGTGCTTGTTTCTGTTTTTGAATCATCTGAAACTATGTATTCAACATTCTTGGCTTCAACAAGAAAATAAGCCAATTTATTACTTTTATTTGATTTTATTTTTATAGAAATTTTAGCAGGATTTTCAGATTGGGATGCCATATAATCGTCAAACATTTTCCATCTATTTGAGGCACTGACTTTAATCCAATTTGTTCCATCATCATCTGGTGGAAAATTATTGTCATTAGAATCAACTTGGGATTCATAAACTTCTCTGGAAGCATACAAATCTTTCACTGCTGCTTTAATAGAAACATTAGTAATTGATCCAATAAAAGCTGAATTTCCTTGAACACCAATTTTGGTATCTGTACTTCCAGCAGTTATTATTTCCTGATAAGTTCCATTGGCTGTTCTGGCTGTTCCCAGACCACCTTGCACATAGGCTTTAACTTCTCCAGCTGAATAATTTTTAATCTGGTACTGAACTAAAACAAAATCACCACTATCAATATTCTCAGTGACTTGGTATATTTTTGAATTTCCAGCTTGAGCACCATCACAATCATATTCAGAATTTGTCCCATCATAACTCCACTCGGAACCATCTGTGGTGAACTGGTCAAATATACAATCACCGTAAGATAATAATTCTGGATAGTCAGAATATAAAACGTATGCCCTTGCCCCTGCGGCATAGGCTGGAGATTTTAGGGCATCCCAATCGGAGAAACTTGCTTCGGAAACATTGCTCGCTAATAATTTTGTTATTTTGGGGATTGTTACTTCCATTTATTTAGTCTCCACGGCAAAAGTTGTTCCACCATCTGATACTCTATCCAAAGTTTGTTTGATTTTCTTGATTTTTAGGGAATTGACAGCATTTACATTTCTGAGCTCAGTCCGTAATCCCTTTATTTCGAGCAGAATACCCTCAGAATAATCGTTTTGAAGGGTAAGGGGTATATTACCCTTACCCATTGGAATAATCGCCTCTGTGCCGTGCAAAAGGGCTGAATATCCAGATTTTGGTCCAGTAGCAATCCCACCTTCTTTATATCCATAGCCTTGCATTTTTTTAACATCTTGCTGCAAATCTCCAACCCAAACCCCTAACGAATTAGCCCAGGCAACTTGATCAGGCCCACCAGCAGACATGGAATTAAAACTATTAATGGCAGCTGAGATCTCGTTACTTGTAGCACCGGACAAGCCATATTTTGAAATCAATCCTGTAAGCTCCATGCTCCCAGCAGCTGTGGAAGTACCAGCGATATAAGCCCCCCCTGCTGATGGAGTGGTGGTTGTTGGGACTTTGCCTGCATTTACACTTGAAATATTTGGAATAGTTGTATTTGGTAAACCCATTGCAGCAACAATATCTATCAAGGCTTGATTTAAAGCAGCAGATGCATTAATTGAAATATCACCAAAAGCAATCCCAAGAGCATCAGGGAGTTTTAAAAGAGTAGAATTTAAATTATCAAAAACCAACCCATCATTAAAAGCATCATTAAAAGCACTATAATAATCAATAAATGTTTGTTCATTTAATAATGCTGCAATCCCTGTATCTATTTTTCCAGTATCAAGGGCAATAGTTTTCAATTCAGTTAATTGAGCTTGTGGATCAACAACTTCAAGGGCTGTTACTGTTTGACTTGTACTGCTTTCAACATCCTTTAAAGTCCCAAGAACTTTTGACCAAATTTTATTGTATTCATAAGAATTTTTGGCGGTCTCAAGGGCTTTTTTCATTGCTTTCCCGGACAAGTCAGCTAATTTTCCAGCTCCAGCAGCTGCGGTTGTTGGATCTAAACTCATAGCATCCCCAGCAGCCTTATTAAAATCTTTCATAATAGCAGAAAGAGTAGAATTACCACTTGTTCCGAATTGATCTTCAAGGGAAATTATAGTGGACTTAATTGTTTTTTGAATGCTTAGAAATACATCTGAAGTACCCTTTACGATATTAGCCATTGTGGTCATATCAGATGCCATTTCTTCAACACTTACATTAAAAATTCCAGCTGATTCAATAAACTCAGATGGTGACCAACCCATGAATTTCTTTACAAAGTTGGCTTGCTGTTGAGTAGAATCCAACTGAACACCATACTTTTGTCCAATTGTAGCAGATGTAAACTCATTACTCAGTCCTGCTATACCAGCCTTGGCTGCCCCCACAGTTAATAGTTGGGATTTATAAAGGTTAAGCCCTTCAACCATAGCCAAAGTGTTAACCACGTACCCAAACCCCTTTTGAACTTCTTTTAATTGGGCTATATATGTTGGGTCACCAGCTAAAACAGCAGCATCATAAAGCTCAGTGAAGAATTTATTTATTTTTTCTCCTTGACCAGCTATTTGTTGCATCTTTAATTGATCTGCATTGAATACAAAGTTTTTAACAGAATCAGCCATTTGTTGAAAAATAGCAGCAGTTGGAGCAGCCATTTCTTTTACTGTTCCAGCAAATATAGAATTCTGTAATTCCTGGGCTTCGGTCAATTCTTCTGTTGTTGCATTAGCTGTTTTCAATTCATCATTCAGGGCATTGAATCCTTCCACCAAAGTTTTAATAGTGACTTGCATCACATTCAGGTTCATATTTTCAACAGCAGCATCCAATTCAGCCAATGCGTTTGAAACAAAGGCAATCTGGTTGTAGGCTTCAACAGAGCTCAATCCAAGATTATTAACCCTATTATCAAACTTTTCCATGAAATCAGTTGTCTTTTTAACAGTATCTGAGAAAGAAATAAAGGCATCCCAGGTTGTTGATCCTTCTGGCATAATTGCTTCGAAAAAAGCGGTATTGAATATATCGGCTACAGCAGAAACTTGATGGATTATATCTTCATAAACAGGTTCAGAGTAAAGATAAGTATCAGCCCCTGACCCTTTTCCTTGAACCGAAAATCCACTACTGTCGTAAAATTCTCTTGATCCAGGTTTTGGAGCATTCTTTGCAGCTAAATCACCAGCTGTTATTCTTTTGCTTCCCACAATAGTAGATACTATTTGATCCATATTTCCTTGACCTGGAAGAACCCCCAAAAGCATACTTCCTAAGAGCTCGGAAAATACCGCTGAAGAAAGTCCTTTTAAGGCTTGTTCTGCATTCATATCTTCAGTGAGTCTGAAGGATACTCCGAGATGCTGATAATCTTTTAAGACATCATTTATATTGGTAGACATTGCCTTATCAACATTGGCAAAAACAGTATCAAAATAAGTGAATAATGTATTTCTCATTTCTGGTTCATTATCGAAGTCAGCGGCAAATACTCTGTAATCGTAAAGGTTACTCTTGAAATCGTCATACATATTTTCCATGGCAATTTCATAGGGATTTATCTCTCGATCAAAGCTGCCTGTGCCGAATTTCCAGGCTTCTTTTGCCATCCCGGATATTCCGAATTGCGGTTTTTCTGAGAACATCCGGCCTAAAACTTTTGTTGCTATCATCCCGGCTGCTGCGATAACTCCGATACCGGCTGCACCTGTAAGCATGCTTGGCCAGGAAGCACCCGCAGACATTCCTCCACCACCAAGTGTGCCAGATAAACCACCACCACCTATACCAAGTGTGTAAGCAGAATTACCTGCCATTGCCATTGAACCAGGTATTCCAAGGGCTGGGCCAAAACTTCCAGCAGGAACCCCACCACCCATTCCAAATATTTTACCTAAATTACTCAAATTAAAACCACCTACACTTCCACCTCCACTACCTCCACCAAAAATCATAGAACTCAGCTTGCCCATCAATCCAGTTCCACCCCCACTTGATCCACTCGTACCGAATATAAGATTCATTACCAAATCTTTACTGGCTTGGGCCATCATTTCAGCAATCATACTTTTAAATGAAGCTAATATCTGATCAAATACATCTGTTTGGCCATCCAGAAGCCCTTTATATAAAGTAGAAAAAACATCATGGATATTATCACCCATGTGCTTATAAGCTTCTTGTTGTTCTTCAAGAGCTTTCTGGGTGGCATCTGTTTGTGCTTGCAAGGCTTTTTCAGTTTCTTCAATTCCTTTTTCATGGGCTTCAATTCCAGCTTCAACCTTTTTGAGTTCTCCTTCTTCCCATGTCTTGATCATTTCATTATGGAGTTTATCAGCATCACTCACATGAGTTTCAATTTCTCCAAAATATTGGTCCAGAGCTTTTGATAAAGAATCATCTCTCAATTCTCTTTCTATTTCTGTCAAAGTAACAATAACATTTTTTAATTTTTCATCATTATTATCTACTTCAGTATTTACCCCTTTAAGAGCTTCAATTTGATTAGTAAAAGTTGCTGTTAAAAGATCATGTATGTCTTTTGCATCTTGGGCTGATTTTATATCCTTTTCAAGTACTGCAATTTGAGCATCAAGTTGATCTGTGTTTTTGCCCATTATCTCATAATAAACTTTATCTGCTTTGATCTTTTCAAGAGTTGCCAAATTTACATCTTTGACGCCCTTGGCAAAAACTCTTAGTACATTCATAACAGTATTGAGAGTTTTGAAAATAACATCTGCTGTTTTTCCCAGAGCCTTTAAAACTAAATCTGATTCCCGGATAATTGTGGTTAAATTTTGAACTGCTTCCCTTAGTTCCGGCCCGAATAACTCAAACATTTTAAGAGATGCTTCTTCAGCTGTTGACTTTAAAGTTGCCATATCAGCAGATAAACCATCTCGCATTATTTGCGCAGTTTTTGACGTCACCCCAGCCATATCGTGAATGGTCTGCGTCAACTTCTCTGCCGCCCCGGTTTGACTTGATAAAACTAATGCTGATTTTACGGAAATTTTATTGAATAAATCCATAACTTCATTTGCTGAAAGTTGTCGATCATGGATTGTTTTCAAAACAGTATTAAGAGAAGCCCCCTCAATACCTAATTTTTTAGCAGCTTTCCCAGTCCCTAACATGATGGATCTAAGGTCTGTACCTGCCATGGATGCCTTAATACCTGAATTTGCTAAAACGCCAAGATACCCAGCAGTTTGCTCGACAGAGTATCCCATCTGCGCAGCTACTGGAGCTACAAACTTAAAAGATTCACCCAACATCTGAACTGAGGTGTTAGATTTCTGAGCTGTAGCAATAAAAGCATCTGATAATCTGGTCAATTCTTTTGTTTTCATTCCGAAAGCAGAAAGAGTATCCGTAACAATATCAGAAGCAAGGCCCAGATCCATTTGAGCAGCTGTTGCTAAATCTAACATTCCGGGTAAAGCTTCCATGGATTGTTTAACTGATAAACCTGCCATTGATAAAAACTTTAAGGATTCAGCAGCCTGACTGGCTGAAAATTCAGTCTGCGATCCCATCTCTCTGGCGATCTTAGTGAGCTTGTCTAACTCAGCCCCTGTGGCCCCGGAAACTGCCTGAACTGTCTTCATTGATTTTTCAAAAGAAGCACCAAGCATAGATGCCTTAATAATTACAGCCCCAAAAGCCACTGCGGTGGCAGCAGCGGCAAGTTTAACTCCCATTAAAGCCTTAGTCACGTGGCTCTGCATTTTATTCGTAGAACCCGAAACCATTTTATGAGATTTGTCTAAATCACCTTTCAGCTTTTTATTATCGGCCCTTATCTCTATATAAGCACCACCAGCCCTTGTTGCCATTTTTTATCCAACCTTTTTTAATAGGTTATTTGAGCCTTTTTCCATATTACATTGATGGCATAAGCATTGTGTATTAGTCATTGTATGAGAGCCCCCTTTGCTCAATGGGATGATATGATCAAGGTTAGGATATAATGAATCGTGATGATTTTTTAAATCAGGCTTTGTTTTCTGCTTGCATAATTGACAGGTATATTGATCTCGTTCAAAAACATTTTTCGGGTCAAAGAGCTCATAAACACCCCCATATTTTAAAACCCTACGTTTATGAGCTCTTTTCCTTCTTGACTCTTTCCCTTTGTCCGTTTGATCATATTCTCTTCTTCTTATTGCAATTTCATTTTTATGGATTTGTTCATACTTTTTCTTTCTTATCGCAATCTCTACTTTATGGAGTTTATCATATTTTTTCCCACGTTCTGCTCTTTCTTTTTTATGGGCTTCTCTATATCTCTTTTCAACTATTGCTATCTTTACTTTATTCTTTATATAATATTTTGCAGCCTTTTTCTTTTTTTGCTCTTTATTCAATGCGGAGTATTGTTTTGAATAGATTGTTCTGCACTGTTTGCAATTAGGATAAAGGCCATCTTTCCTTGTGCTATCACGATGGAACTCAGCTGGTGACTTCTCAACTATGCATTTGCTACATATTTTTACGGCACAATTTTTCTCACCAGCTTTTGTTGCCATTATTTTTCCCTCACTATATCAAGCCAAGTTTTTGCAAGAATCATTACCTTTTGAAAACACTTCAGTTGGTCATCGACACCATACAGATCCATCGCCCGGTAAATTGGTTCATGCATGATGTCGATTGGCCCACTCTCACTCATAATTAATTGGTTTCTTGTTAAGTAAAAAATCTCTACAGCCCTGTCATTCTCAGAATAATACTTTGGTTTACAGGTGCCGCATGGAGGATCTTCAGGTGGATTGCGATTCCCATATACTTCCCAACACGCTTCGCATTGTGGTGCGTAGATGTTGGTCCATTCTATGGTTTCGACAAGTTTTTTTCCACGCCCTCAGCATGCTCTGTATGAAGATTCAGTTGGAGTTCAATACAGCGTGCCATGTAACGATCAAACATTGGAACCTTAGACAACAGGAGTTTATTTTCTCTGGTACATTTAATGGGCTTTCCTGCCCCATCAAAAAACTTCTCCAGACCTGTTATCATATAGTCAATTCGGTCATCGGCTTCTTTTTGTTCAAGCTTCTGATCCTGGAGGGCAAAATATTCTACCCTTTCCATGGATCTGGTCTTTGGATTAAGAACAAATTCCGCTTCTTTTTTCCTTTTGGAAATCTGTTCTGTCAAAAGATCCTTTGCCGATCTGAAACAAGCTCGACCTGTCCCAGCTTTTGGAGGGAAATATGTAATTTCCCCGGTTGTCAAATCAACCTCTGATTCAAAGAAATCAAACCAATCGCCTTTGTCTGTACTTCCAATGTTGAAAATTGCACCTTTTTCCATCTTTGGCCTTTCCTTTCGCATTTTTTACACTTTAAGAATTAATAAAAAAGCAGATCAAGTTCCGTATGCAGTTAGCACTGCTCCAGATACTTTTCCTGCGAAATCAACCTGGCCAAGAGCATTTCTATCAAAAGAGATAGAATCACATTTGGTAGGGAGAATTTTTCCACCTGCTGCAACAGCCCAATACTTGGTGGCTGTCTCATAAAAATAAAGATTTGATAACTCAACCCCGGCTTTACAGGCAGTAGCAAAAGCAGCCTGTCCTGTGGTATCTGCCGGATCGTGATAACCAGTGAATGAAATTGTACCAGGATCTCCAGCACCACCAAACAGAAAAGACTGAACTGAATCACCAAATTCAGTATCTTCAAGAGTTTGTGCTTCATATCCAGATACAGTCCAAGTTGACAGACCAGCGATTTTAACTGATCCATACATTACCTTTGCAAGTTTACCAATAACTGCGGCCATTTTTCTTCTCCTTTCTTTAAATTAACATTATTAACTTGCAGCCTTCAATTTAAGCTCCTGACGCTTATCAAGCTGCTTTTGATTCTCTTTATTTACCAGAACAGTCGAATCAAGATTCTGTCCTGGAAATCGGTCATAAAGCCATTTCCACATTTTCATAAAAACTTCATCTGGTTCCCATTCCATATGAAATCGAGTACAGTAGTGTTCTGCCCATGCATCAATTATCCATACTGAGCCAAGTTCCTGTCCTCTGAGGCAAGCATACGTTCCATATAAATCAAACCCCAACATTTCTTCATCGAACCGGAAACAGGATTTCATATTTACAATTATTGTGCATTCATCCAGACACGCACATTTAACCGGAAGATCATGATCAGAAACAATCCAAAGTGGAGAGCTCATATCATGAAATCTTCCGCATAGATTTCCTTCTTCATCTTTTCCCACAATTCCAGCAATTACCCAATCTTCAGGAAGTTTCTCAATCTGCTTTTCCATAGCTGGAAGCCAGTGGCCTGGATAAAACATATCTTGGTGCGTCAACACTCCGATTTCAGCCCCACTTTTTTCAATCGCATCTAACATCGTATTAAGCCCTTTTGAGGCTGTTTCTGGTTCCATAATAGTAAAGCATGGGGAACTACCCAAAGAGGAGTTTCTGAGTATTAAATCGAGCCTTTTCCGATCATTTACCATACAACCAAAAGCCACTTTATTATCTGGCTTGATATGTACTTTCTTTTTAAGGTATTCCTGGACAATAGTTTTGGCGTTATGATTCTTTTTGACATAATTATAAAGAAAGTGAGAATCCTCTGCCTTATATTTTTTGAGCTCAGCAAGAACCCAATTTTTTGTAATTGGAATTGCAAAACGTCTGCCAGAAAAGTTGTTCTTGGCAATCTCTTTTATATTGGATGGTGTAACATAACCATCACCAACTGCGCCCATATAATGCCGATTATCAGCAATTAGAACTGGTTTGCCTTGTGCCATACTTTCCAGAGCACCACGGCCCAGAGTAATACAAAGGTCTGCCCAGGCAATTTGGTCCTCGATATTAAAATTAGGATCACTTACCCTGACATTGTATTTATCAAATAGAAAATCAAAAGGTTCTTTTTTTAGCTGTTGTTCCCTTCGTATAATAAGGATATTTTTTAAAAAAAACCTTGGTTTTTGTCTCTTTTGAACTGGTATTCTAATCGGTTGTCCAACAACATCTGAATCAAAACCATTAGCTGTATGAACTGCTCTTACTTCTTCACTGATTGAAATGTATCGGTCTGCTCCTTTTGGACAGGCTTCTTCCAGAATTACTCCGTGAGAAATAAAAACCTTTTTTTCAAGTCTGCTTTTAAGCAAGCTAATATCGTGACTGCAAATAATTAAATCGCATTCGTCATTCACATTAGTAGTCACTGTATGCCCTAATTCGATCAGGGTATCAGAAACACATTGCATAAATCTTCCTGAGCCACCACATTTGGCGTCATCAGATACATATTTTGCAGAAATTAAAACCTTCACAATGGAACTCCTTTCTCTGATCTTTCTTCCCACTTAATTAATGGACGATTAAAATCAGATAATGTGTGAATTGCTTTTCCCTTTCGAGCCAACCATTTTTGACTGTAGGGTGGGAAATACTTCCCGTAATAATCGCAAGTTTTTTCCCATTCTTTTATTGAAATAGCTTTTCCATAATGTTTAACGTATCCGGCACTGAGGCATTGAGCATTATCCGCCAGTGTTGCTTCCCTTTGATCTAAGCCAGTATAACAAACTTCTGGGGTATTTTTGAACATCATAAGGATATTTCTGTATTCGGGCCCAATCCATTCTCTATTAGAATAAAGCTGGCCCAAATCTTCGTGAGTGATGTAGTAATCATAAAGTTTCATTACTACTCCATCATAGGCTTCATAGCCTTGAAAATCCCACTCGATCCTTTCATCAGCATCAAAATAAATAATCCATTCAGGATCATCTTTCTGAGCTTCTTCTAAGATCCTTTGTCTGTTCTGATATTCAGCCCTTAATCTGTCTGCATCCCAGTAAGTTCCCAATAATACACTTCTTACTTTAGGATGTTCCCGGCAAATCCAAGCAGTATCATCGGTTGAAGCATCATCGTACACATAAAGAGCATCACAAAAGGAAGAATAATGATCCAAAGTATCTTGAATGATAGCTTGTTCATTTCTGACTTTAGTAATTCCAACTAATTTGTGAGTGCTCTTTTTCATTACTTTTTTTCTTTTTTCTCAACCTTTTTAAAATTGGTTTTTGTTTTAGGTGGAAGGGTGGAACACACTTGACAAACAATCTTTATTCCAGCAGCCCTTCTTTCATCAAAGTCAGTTCCTGAAATCTTAAAATCTTTTTTGCATCTTGCGCATTTTACAGCAATCATTTGAAATACTCCTTTTTAAAAAATATTGTGTGACCAGAAACAGCTGTCATCTCCCAACCATCTCCACCTATTTTATTTAATTCATCTTCAGTTATTGAATAAATCTTTATCATACGATATTCAAAGCATCTTATCTGTTGCTCTCCAAGGGCTTCTTCAATCTGAGCATCTTCTATCTTACCAAAACACTCTGGGCAAACAATTGGTTCTTCATCTTCCATTAATTTTTCATAAGCAGAAGCTCTCAGAACAAAATTCTTTTTGCAGCCTTCGCACTCAGCCCATGCATTTGGATCTTCCATTTTTTATTCCCTTCTTGAAAAAGGTATTGTTATATTAAGTTGATACCAATCGCCATCAACCCCAAGATTCTGAACTGAAGCTTCATCACAATCAATAGTACCGAATGCAACCATATCAAATAAAGCCGAAAGTGTATCAGCATAAGTCCGGGCAAGAACAGATCCTGTTTCTTTTGGGGTAAAGATTGAAATATCAATAAGGCCCATAAATTCTTTTGTTGTATCCCTTCCAAATGATAGTGCTTCTACTTCTCCGGGAAGAATAGTGCATCTGATCCAGGCTGTTCCGGGTGTTGGAATATAAGCAACATTATCCCACTTAATTGCAGTGGTAGACCAGTTGGAACTTAATCTTGATTCAATATCGGTTCTTTCTTGAGCATAACTCATACAAGATCCTTAACCTCATTTAATTTTTTCTGCATCATCCTGGCTGTATTCCGCATCCAGCCCTTCGGGGCTTGTTGGGAATGTTGTTTTCCAGAAGCTCGACCATATTCCAATATTGTAGCATAAACCAGATTATTATACAGGTACAAAGTTTGATTCAGTTTATAAGAAGAAATTCCTTGAGAACTTCTTCTGAAATCTGGTTTTGCGGAAAGAGCACCCCTGCGTCTTTTTGTCTCAGGAGCACCAACAGTTCCAAGATCCATTTTCTTTGCGGCAGATGACCAGTTTGCTTTAAATCGGCCTGTATCAACCGGGCTTTGTCTTACAAGCTGCCTTAATCCATCCAGTGCTATTTTCCTTACAAACAGGTGAAGCTTTTTATTGATATTTCCAGTGAGCTTCTTAGTATTGAAATCAACTTTTGCCATTATGTAGATCTCCTTACTTGGAAAACCCATAAAGCTCTGGCTGCATCAAGTTTCACATCTTCAATAGTCCATTTCTTACTTGCTGAATCAGTAATAATATCTGCCATTTTTGGAGTGGGTGTTAAATTGATATTTGGAATACTGGCTTTTTGATCGGTGTTCAGAATTATTCCAGCAGAATCACCTCCATTGTTCTGAGAATCTTTGACCTCTTTGGCTGTATAGTCCTCAAATAAGATTTTCAGGGAAGTGTAATCAGTATCAGATGATGTTATCGCACCCGTAGCTGCTGTATATGTCCTTGTTCCCTTAGAAGTATAGGTACAAGTAAGGGGGATGTCTCCAATCACCTTAAAAGCTGTCTTTGCGGCTTTCTGAATTGTATTTGCAAGTCCCATATTAATCCTTATCTGTATGTTCAGCCCAATCAATTTTCATTGTGGCATAAACAGCTGCATAAGTTGTTATAGAAATAACATATTTAGTATTGGGTTTTAAGATCCAAAAATCATTTTCATCTGGTTGTATTGTTGTACTTTTCCTTATTGAAAATAAAGTTGTTGCACCATCCGTTGAACCTCCCGTTGGTGTTCTTGTAACTATGGTTGTTGCTGCTGTGGGTGTCCCAACTCTTTTTTTATTTACTTCAGATAAAGCAGTTCCATCTGTTCTATCTGATCCTTCTGTAACTAAAAAGGTTGCTTCTCCAGTACTACTTAATGAAAATTTTAAATGAGAATATTTTGTTGTATTTGGAGTTGTAATTTGCCATTTTACAGTTGTAGTATCACAAACTACGGAATCAGAAACACTAAAAGAAGCCCCTTCAAATATTTTATGCAAAGCGTGGTCTATACAATTAAAAGCGTGAGTTGATCTATCCATAGAAAATTCTTTAGATTTAGTGCTGCTAATTTTTCCATATATTTTAACCGCTGATGCAACCATTTTATATCCTTATTCATATGTTACAGTTATCTTTGCCCCAGCACCAGTTGTCACCACTGTGAGTCCAGTTGAAAAGGGAGCATTAACAAGAAGCCCACTGGTTGCAGAAACACCCACATGCCTACTATTTTCACCAGAGATGAAGGAATCAACAGCCAAGTGATAACTCCCATCATCATGCAGATGTGCCCCAATCAGCCTGCTCACTCCACCGTGTAATAAGAATTTTGATGTGACTGTCATCAGACCCTCACAACCTGGCTAATACCTGGCGTTATTGCCTTGTTTCCAAAGGATCTCAACATATTAAACACCGCATCAGCCAAAGTGGGCACTCTATCATTCTTGTCTATAACAAGCTTGATTGTGCCAACCCCAATCTCTTTAAATCCAGCTGTGCCTGGGTCTGCTGTTCTATCTTCTATAACAAGCAATCGGGCAAGTTCACATTGGGCATTTTTTACTTCGGTTGGGATCTCATCATTATCAATAGAATTTCCATTCTTATCAACCATCCCTGATCTGGGCAAATCAAGAGCTTGATCAGCATCTATTTGCCATCCATCCCAATTCATTTGTTCATTTAAAACCCGGCAAGCCATCACAGCATACCCATTCTTTGCAGCATCAGTCAAAGCTGTCCAAGTTGTATCATGTGGATTAGTTAAAACCCAGGCATCAACTTCTGCTATAGTGACATACGAATTTGCATTTGCCACTCCTGACCCATCTTCTACTGTTACTGTAACTGCCATTTTCTTTTCCTTTTTAAACTGGGGTTTTCACCCCAGTTTTTGGATGATATTCATACTTTATGCTGCGGTTATGGTAGCACCGATTGCCAAAGGTATATAACGGATATAGACTGTGACAGCACCAGTAGCAGAGGTTGAAACAACAGCTGCCAATTCAATTGAGCCAGCTGGAACAATTAACCCGGATAAAGCAGCCACCCCCAAAGCAACGCCATTTGTGGTGGCTGTAAGATCATTTGCTATTACACCATCCCAGGTATACAAAGTTCCAACAGCATCGCCATTTATCTCAAGTGCTGTACCATCTGTTCCAAAGGCAGTATCACCCGCAGGAGTAGTGGGATCAATATTGTAATTAATCAAGCAACTTTTCGATTCTATAATGGTCGTAACATAGGCAGTTATCTCAAGGATTTTAACTGGTCCACCAGCAACTACAAAGAGATTGTTGTTTCCATTAGTTAGGGTTGTTAGAGTGGCTGAGACAGTAGTCTCTTGGCTTCCAACTCCCTGTTTGGCATAAGCCATTATTGATTCAGTGGTTGTCACAGCCCCGGCTGCGGCAGCATCAGATTTATTTCCAATTACATCTCTGGAAGAAATATTATCAGTTGTATCTGCCGTTGGGACAAGTTCATAAGACCCATACAGTGGCTGAGTATAGGTTGTGGCCAGGATTGTTTGATACCCTAAGAAACAGGCAATAAAAATCATCACCAGTATAAAGGGTATTAAAATTCTTTTTTTCATCTTTCTTCTCCTTTTTTATTTATTCTTCCAAAACATCACGCTTGGATTAATTTTTATTTTTTGAAAACTTTTCCTTTAAGAGTGGTGGCAACTTTTTTAACTTCTGATTTTCCAGGAGCAACTTTTTCTCCAAAAATAGTATGAGTGGTTTTGAGATCTGATTTGTTGATAACCACAAATCCACCCTTTGCATTTTTAGAAACTATTTTTATGGTTTCAACCTTCATAATTCCTTCCTTCTTTTTGTGTGAAGGGCACAAAAGGGATTAAATACCCTTCACAGATTTGACTGATGATTATCCAGCAAGTCTGGCTGCTTTATCCCGGTCAACAAGAGCAGTACCCCAGAGACAATCAACATCCCAAATAGTCATTTTATAACCACGAATCAACTCCAGCCGCATGATAAGCTTGGAAACAGGATCTGCCAAGGTAACAGATTCAATAATATTCCCGGCTTTACTTGCACCAAGAAGTTCTTTCAGACCAGCATCAGGTGCCCTCATAGCAAGACCAAAAGCATCCCGGTGGAAGCCAAGGTTAACAACATGAGTGGCTTTAAGGGTAATGGCAGTTGCAGAAGTTGTGATGGCAACTTTTAGAGGTGGTTTAAATGTCACTGTTCCACCACCAGATACATCAGCATCACCAGTCACACAAACATAAGTCTGGGTGTCACCAGCAATGGTGAAAATATCTCCAGTAAGGATAGTTCCAGTTCCAGCAGAGGCAAGAGTGAGTGTTTCAACACCAACCGCATACCCAGAAGCATCTGTGGTTGCTCCGGAAGCAGTTCCAGCAGTATGGCTTGGAACAGCATCTTCTCCAAACCAATCAAAGCCAAAAACCCTTCCAACATTGCCTGATTCTTTGGTGTCCTTGCTACCTCTTTTTTCAGCATCAGAAAACTGAGACAGATTAAGGGCAGCAGCTTCAGCAGCAAAATCAAGAACACCCCTTCTATCATCTCTGGGACAAAGCTGCTCATGAAGGGTTTTTCTGAGATTGGTTGCACTGGCAACTTCTACACCACTTCCAAAAGGAGTAGTGGCAGCAGTACCAACATATCCATAAATACCAGTATATTTGGAATATACAGAGTCATTAATGGCATTGGCAAGAGCCTTAAAAGCTTCATTCATCTGAAGTGGCACAAAGTCTTGATCAGCCCGGATGCGACCAATTTCTTGATCATTTAGAGCAAAATCAGCATGCTTCCAGTTGGTAAGGGAAATCTGTGCTGTGGTAGGAGTTAAATCAGAAGGTGCTGTTGGAACAGCAGCTGGTGTAACATTGGAGGCAGTAAGTGCAGAGCCAATAGGAATATCAATGGTCTGTCCTTTTTTCTTTGCTTCCATGGAATAGTCAGTGTTTACAAGCCTGGTCATAAGAACTTGCTGACGCAGAGTCATCATTCCTTTTGCCAGGATTTGAACCAGAATTGAGGTTAATGTATTACTCATTTTAAATTCTCCTGTTTGTAGTTCTGGGCAAAATCCCAGAAAGGTTAATTTGTAAAAAATTCCTTCGGGAATTTGCCCAGTGACTGTCGGCCAAGAGCATTTAAAACTGTTGTTTAAAGGTTAAACTGCTTTCATTTCTCCAGAGGCAAGCTTTTCAATAGTACCACCAGAAATATCTTTTCCATTTACATGATCAATATTAACTTGTCCTGCTCCAGACAATGGAACATCATACCCACCAATTGAACCGCTGCCTTCTGACTTCTTGAACAGATTTGATGTTGGAATGTAGGTTTTTGTCAAATACTCTTCAAGCTCAAGATCAGCATCACCAGCCTCATTCTTCATTTTGAGTCCTTTATCATCTAAGAATACAATTTTACCAGTATCAGGATCAATTGAGGTCAAATTTTGAATATCTGCCTGAATATATTTCATATTTCCTTCTGCTGGCAGAGCATGTTTGAGAACTGTTCTTGCAGTTGCATTGGCAATCTTTTCTGAATTCCAGCCAGCCTGAACCTTTGCAGAGTTTTCTTTCTCTTTTTTTATAGCATCAGCATGTGCCTGCTCAAGATTGGCTTTTAAGATCTTGAATTCTCCTGCTTCGGCAAGTCTGTCATTTTCAAGATCTTGAAGCTTTTGAACAGCTTCTGCATACTTTGTTGGATCAACATCCTTAAAAGTGAGCAGCTGAGTCTGCAAAGCTTCTTTTTCTTTGGCTAAATTCCGGTTATTGGTTCTGAATTCATCCAGCTTTGTACTTGAAACAAAGCCATCTGGAACCCAGCTGCCATTTTTCTCAACATAGTGCTCTTTAAGAGCTTCGGGAATCTCGGACTCCTTTTGGTATGTCTGAAACATGGTTTTTCCTTTCTCAATTAAAATTAATATTTATGGTGCTTCACTTATTCTCTTCATTGCATGAATGGCACTAAAAAAAAGATCACATTGGGAATTCCAATCTTCCAATATCTGCTCATAATAACCAACTTCTCTTGGCTTCTCTGGAATCTCAAACTCATCATAATAACCAAGCAAATAATCTTTTATCGTTGTGGTGCTCACATCATTATGCCCCTTGCCTTGATGATTTCCATTGCTTGAGCCGTTGTGAATCCTTGTGTGACTAAAGCCAAAAATCTTTCTCTGTAGTAGAAAGCCACAAGCTGAACAGAGCTTTTTCGTTCTCCTTCAGCGGCTATTCTCTCTGCATTTGCAAAGAATTCCTGTCCTTGCTCTTCATCTGTTTTTTTTTCAGTCATTGGGGATCACAAGTCCTTTTTTTTCTCATTTTGCCTCTTTTTTCGCAACTTGTCAAATATAAAAATACCCTCATATTTATTTTCGCCCTTTTTTCGTCAGAGTTTTGATCAATTTTATTTCGCCACTCGCTGAAGCAAGCTCAGATAAAGATACTTTCCCTGATTTCCAAAGAGCATATCTGGTTGGGCCAAGGATCTGGGTTTTGACTGCTGTGGAAACACCATTAAAATAATCCTCATATGTGCCCAGGAATCTTCCAGTTGAAATAAACTTTCCACCGCCTACTCCAATTTTACCAGGAAGGATCTTGCCGGTAACAGGCTCAATCTCACCTCTTATTGTATATGGTCTGAATTGGTCCTTTATTTCATCGGTATCCACTCCTAATTCGCGGAAGGTCTTTGTAATATATTCAGGAAAGCATCTGCAATTACTTGACAACATACCTCCGACGTAGTACATTGTAGAAAAACATTGGAGGTCATAAACATGTCCAGAAAAATGCCGCTTGCCCAAGAACTTGAGATTGCCCGTCTTTACCGTTCCGGCCTTATGGAGAAGGAAATTTGCAAGATGTTCCCCTTTGGCCGCAAACTTATTTCTGATGCTATTATCCGTCAAGGCATCGTGAAAAGAACCAGATCCGAAGTTGCGAACAAACTTTTCGATAGTGGATACACTATAGATTTCCGCCCCGACTTGGATATTGATCTCATTTGCAATCTTTACAAGAGTGGATTCTCTTCGTACCAAATCGGAAAAAGACTTAATGCTAGTGAGGGGACTATCCGGCGTAGAATTAGGAAAGCTGGCGTGCCTGTCAGGAGCTATGCCAGGGCCACTTCTAATAGGTTCGCCCGCATGACAGTTGCTGAACGCCTCGCACACGGAAAGGCCACCGGTGACCGCTTGCGTGGCAAGCCCCACACTAAAAAACACAGAAAAGCTCTCGCAAAGGCTCGTGAAATCAATGTCACACATGTTGGAATAGGCGAAAAGACGCTTGCCAACATTCTTGAAAATGCTGGAATTTATATTGTCAGACAAAAAGCCGTTGGCGTATACAATATCGACGTTGCCATTCCCAAATATAGCATCGCCGTGGAAGTCACTTGCGGATATGGGTGCACTGCTGCCGGGCGTCCCAGAAATATAAAAAGAGTTAAATATTTGTTTGAAAGTGGTTGGCATGTCTTGTATATTCTTATTGACAAACATCCCATCCAGCCGACCATCATAAATAATGTCAATAGAATCATTAATATCATTAGCACTGATAATACCACTGGTTGTCAGAAATGGGTGATTAGGGGTAACGGAGAACAAGTCGCCGGATGGTGATTCAAAGTCATATACAATGCCATCATAATTAAATCTCGTGGCCGCTATTGCATCAGGGGCGTACACTTGTGAATCCCCTGTATAACAGTTCATATGTAATGGCATTTCTGGCCCACCATCAATGGGATATATTTCTTCTTTTGCTGATAAGGATAAACACCTGATGCAAGTCCTATTCTCTGCAACACTGTTCCATTTCTTGCCCTTGATAATATCGTCATTGGCTCTCGCGACGTCATGCATTGCATTAACGTTCACAGATTGGACATAAGTTCTTGTCAGGCTTTCCATATCGCCACTAAATTGTTTATATACCCCAGAATTAAATTGCTTTAACATATCAGAATAAGATTGACCCATTAACATCCCTGAGGTTATTTTAGACTTAAAATCGTCTTGCAGTCGTTTAGAAAAATTATTGCCCACCCACTCATTGAGAAGCTTTCCACCGACCTTTGTTTTTGTGACAAGGGATGTCATCTGAGCAGAGGAAAGAGCCACATGGTTGAAGTTAGGAATCAAGCCATTAAAAGAAGCTATTTTATTATGCTCAATATAAGATGCTTTTCCAGCAATCTCTGTTGTTCTGGCAATGTCATTTGTTATCTGAGCCTGAATTCCTTTTGTAAGGGCTTCCATCTCATTGGCAAGGGTATTCATCCTTTCTACAGAGAAAACCGATTCAGGGTTTATTGTACCGAGCTTCTTACTGATAATTGACTGGGTTTTCCTGACTGATTTATTAATATCCTTCAAAGCCTTATTCTCATACTGGCTGAGTTTATAATCCCATTGGGTTTTTCGGGCAAGCTGAATTAATCTCTGCATTTCGTTATCTGTTAGTTTAGTTGTCATTACTTTTTACCCCATACCAGGCATCTATAATATTACAAGTTTCTTCGACATCTTTCCGATCCTTTTGATAAGGATAAATCATAAATGCCAAACGATCCAAAATACAGGACAGCTTGAATCGGATTTTATCAAATAGACTTGCTTTAACAGTTGTCATTTATTCCGCCTTATACCCAATTCTCTGAACCAATTCCATATCCTCATATACCAAGGCACTGTGGTAAATCTCCACCCAATAACTTCCTGACCATCACAATAAGCTTTCCCATCTTTACCCTTGTATGTAGCCATCTCAAATCCTTTCTTATTCCCAAAATCCTTGTTCTATAAATTTACCATCATTGTCAAAAGTAATATCTGTGTGAAAGCCCGGATACCCATCAAACTTATCAGATGCAGTTTCATACTCTTCGTAAGAAAAAGAACCCTCACAAGCCAAAGTTATTTCGGAACCATCTTTTGTCTTATTGACTTTACACTCAACCCCAAAGCCTTTATACAACTCCACAAATTTCTCAAGGTCTGTTCTTATTGCCAACAGTGAAGCTGGTATCAAAGAGCCTGAATCTTTCATGTCATGGAGCATTTTTTCTATAGCTTTTGGAGACAAAACCCCACCACAAAAAGCCTGGTTATATGACCTAAATGCAAACCTACATTTCCCACAGCTGAACTTCATTAAAAAATCAGCTAATTCAGCATCTATTTTATTAGCCAAAGCTTGTTCTGCTTCCATTTTTTAATCCTTCCACATAAAAATTATTTATTCAAACCCCCCAGCCAAGTCTTTATTCTTTTTCTGATTTTTCAAATGATCCTCTTCAATGGCTTCCTTTTCCTCTTCAATTGTTCTGCCACTCTGAAGGATCTCACCCTGTTGTAAATTGTAGATAAAGGTATCTTCTGAGATTTCGCCAGCCTGAACAGCTGCAAGAAGAGCCGTGATATCTTGAGGTGTGAGCCTTGAGCTCAAGAAGTCTTTATTGACTCCAACAGCACACTCTTTCTCACCAACACCAAGCCAGAAACCGATATCTTTTAGAACCTTGGTCAAACCAGTTTCAACATTACCAGCTATGTCTCCAAGTGTGGCTGAATCACCGGAGCTTCTTAGCCGTACAGTCTCAGCTGCTTCCACCCCTGGCCTTTGCTCTTCCAGAAGCCTTGCACCAACAATTGCCATCTGTTTCTCAAGCCTGTCCAACCCTCTCTCCATTTCAGAAAGCCCTTTGCCCTCTGTGGAAAGAAACCAAGATTTAGCCTGGGGCTCTGTGGTACTATGAGCAGCACCAGGCCCAAGAGGGATTTCACTCCCTTCAAACTTAAACCCAGCAAAGCATGGAGTAGGAAGCCCAGCAAAATTCAACCCATATTGATATGCCACCGTCAATTTCCAATGACCTTTTGAGAGGTTCAATAAATCAAGCAGTGGTGGTCTTGATGGATCTGGGGTGTTGCTTGAAGATCCAAAGAATGTGAAAGGGATATAATTAAGCCTCAACCCTTTATATTTTGGCTCTCTGGGGTTTGGGTTTTTATCATCGTTTGGAACAACTTCCCATGTGCCATCCTTGCCCTCTGTTTTTTGATAAACGGTCACTTTATAGAAACCCTTTTCATCAATCTCAAGCTTTCTCCTTTGCTCAATCACCTCTATCTCTTTTGAGTCATCAAGTTTCTCTCTTTCAATAAACTCACTCAGCATGATTTCCTGCTGCACTCCTTCACCAACCTTATCCGGCCAGGAGATTATGGAAAGGGTAGGATATAAAGACACATATGGAATCTCTTTGGCATCAATATCAACCAGAACACCAACTCTTCCATAGCCAAGCACCTCATCACAAACCATCCTCACCAGATCAAGAAAAGAAGCCCCATTGAGCATCACAGTCTTGAGCATTTCCTTTTGTGATTCCGGAAAGGTGATATCAACTGGTTTCCTGAGAATAGCACCCTTTAATCCCTGCCTGGTTCTGGCAAGTGCATTGTATAGGATGCCAAAAGCCTTATAAAGCTCATAACTTGTTGTGTTGGTTGGATTGCTCTTGTGCCCTTGGAGCATGGGTGTGTATCTTGTGCCCTTCTCCTTCACAACCCTTTCACCAGCAAAGAAATCTTTTAAATCTTTGTACTCCTCATGATACTCTTTGAACTTACCATCTATCTCAGACATTTTTTCACCTCATCACCATGTGGCCGTTGTTGTTGTTGATATTTCCTGAATTGGAAACTCTGCATGTGTGAAATATCGCATTGCCGTTGTTATATGTTGAAACTCTGAATCTTCTTCTTGAAAGGATGATCCTTTTTTTAACTGGACAGAGGCAAGCCCCTTGTCAGCATATCTGCATTTACTTGGATTCACAAAAAAAGACCTCTCACCTTTTGCATTGCATATTTTGGCTCTCAAGCTATTCTGACCATCCTTTATTGAGGGATTGGATCTGGGCACTTCCATTCTCACTCTGAAGCCCTCTTTTTTCAAGATCTGCTCAATCTCTAAATAATCAGATATATGTCCATGTTTCTCGCCAATGTGCCCATAATTATCACCATATATGACCACTTGACACCGTTTAAAATTTTTATATCTATCAACAAATTCCAAGGCAGATTGTTTTGCTACTGCACTATTTAGCACAATTTCATCCACAGTGTAAACAACATCATCCTTTCTCTGCATTATTGCGGAGCTCAAAGGGGTGAAATTTTGGTCATGAGTCCACAGGATATCTCCCAATTCCGGATCAAAAACCCTATCAGTGTGATTATCAAGAGAATAATCCTCATAGACCCTTCCAGTTGCATTTTTAAAGGCTGCTTCATATTCCTGCTCAAACTGCATTTTAGAGAGTTGCCGTTTGGCTGCTTCAATCATCTCTGGTGGCAAGATCTCAGAGCTCTTCCATGTGTAGCCTCTCCAATCTTTGTCATCAGATGTGATTGCATACTGATATCTATCATAGTAATGATTTAAGCCCTCTGGCACTCCAAAAAGCCAGCACCAGGGCTTGTAATCAGGCATGGTTGGATTGAATGTGTCAAGGGCAGGAGAAATGTGCTCACCCCAGGCATTCTCTTTCAGATCTCCAAACTCATCAATGCCACCACCAGCCCAAAAAACACCCTCAATCCTTTCAGGCTTATCAAGACCAATAACGCTTATGGAAGCACCATTTGGAAAAAATATAATTAAATCGGTTTCACTTGGTCTTTTTGTATGAAGAGAACAGAAGGAAAGCAGCTTGAGATCATCCCAGAAAATTCTCTTGGCTTGATCCCTGGTGGGAGCAGCTGCAAAATATGGCATACCATCATTGTTCATTGCCTGATCCACAACAAACCTTTTAAATCTTTCCGTTTTGCCTGAATTAGAGGTTATTATTCCACCGTGATGCAGCACATACATATTAGAATCATTTGAAACAGTTATATCATAAGCCCTTGATTCAGCTTTTTCTCTATGTGTGAGGCTTATCCTATCTGGCAACACACTTGTGGTCTTGAGTGGAGATAAATCAAAAGAATCAGCCTTTAAAGATTTTCCCTTTAAGGCTTTGATAATATTAATTGCCTGGATGTTTGAAGTTGTCTTTAAAGAATACACACACCCATTTTTATATTTTTCTCTGTCATCAATGCCTATTGTTGGAATATCTTGGAAATATTTGAATATAATTTTCTGGCAACATGCCACAACACTCTCAGCCTGCATTGATATGCAAAGCACACCCTCTTTTTTTGACTTTGTTTTATAATAAATAGAGCCATCAGTGTCTATAATGCCAGCAAGATACATCAGGGCAGATTCTCTATCCCACAGGTTGATTTCTTCCCAGATAGCTATTTTTTCATGTGCATATCTACCCTCTACCCACTCACTATAAAATGGAATAGTTTGAACAACACCCAGCCCACAATAAATTTTATATGTAAAATTCCCATGTTTTGGGGCTGTGCATTTTCCACCAATCTCATCTGCTACTCTGCAAGGTATTGAGTTGTTACCACTGGAAATATAAAGGCTGGTTTGATATTGATGAGTTGTTGCCTTGTTATCCCTGGAACATCCATCTCCTGTCATAGCCCCAAGAGAATATGTGTTCATGACTTCTTTTTTGCCACCCCTGATGAGATCACCAAGATATTCACGCTTAACTCTTGACCTCTTGCCTATTGTGGAAATTTCACGCTTTTTATATCCACTGGCTGCTTTTAAGTGCTCCCTTCTTTTATCATAATAGGATTCACAGCAGGCAAGAAGCTTGTGGTTTATAGTGGCTCTCAGATATTCTGTATTATAAGAGCCCATAGAAACAACCTCTGCAATCCCATTATCCCATGTTTTTGATATAGTTGTTTCAGATATAGATCCATCATTGTTATACCCAAAAATTATATCACCAACTGCCAGTGTCTCAATCTTTTTTGGGCCTGCTGGGGTGGCAACCAGAGTGCCTTTAGCCAAGCATCTCCTTCCAGATGGAATAACTTTAAACCTCACAAGGTCATCAACAAGTGCAAGCTGCTTCTCATGTTCAATGAGTTTATACCATCTCTGCACTTCTCTTTGTGTGGTCATTGGTAAAAGCATTTTAGCCTTCTTGATCTCCTTTACCTTGGAAATTGCTTTGATATTTCTTTTAGCAGTTCTGCTTTGTCCTCTTCCCTGGTATCATCTGAAATATTATGTGCTTGCCGTTCAAGGGCAATCCTTTGTGCTCTCACTCCTGCCAGGTTCTTTAAGGTGACTGACTTTTCAGTGACTGTGAGCCCAATTGTCTTGTTCATTATTTTTCCCTGATAATTTGCCAGGTATAATTTGGTAGGCTTGCTTTCAAGCTCTGCCAACAAAGCATCTTCCTGTGCAAGCAGTGCTTTTATCTCCACCCTATGCCTTACAATGACCTTAGTTCCAGCCTCAGCAGCTTGCTCAACCATCTCATCATCAGAGAGCTTGTTTTTTGGGTCTTTGTCACAAGTTGTGAGCAGGTTTGTGACAAGTTTTTCTTTGATCCGTTCCTGCACTTTTTTTGCAAGATTGCGAGTCCAACTTTTTCTTTTCGCATGCTTTACGATAGCACTATGATGAACGGTTATTTTCCATGTTTGGGAGTGTTTGTGATCTTCTTTATATTGGGCACATATTTCATGGAGTGATAGAGTGCCAGCCCTGTATAGAGGCTCTATGGAATCCCAATCAACATATTTTCTCTTAGCCATTTGAGATCCCTATGGTTGAGATTTTTTGAGGATTGGAGTTGAGATGTTTTTGCTTTGCAGTGCTCATAAAAAAATAAGCCCTCACATTAAAAGATCCTTCATCTATACAAAAATGAGGGTGAAAAGTAAAGGCTTAATTGTTACCAGATTTTATGCTTGTCACCAGCTTGTTACCTAATCCGTTTGAAGCCATGTGCAGGACAGATCCACCAATCTTTTCTGTTGAGCCATGTCATCCTTTCTTTTTCTGATGTCATTGGTTGTGGCTTGATAATCCGTCTGGTTTGGAATTTCTGCTTTTTCAAGATTGCTGCCACCATGTCCGGTTTGAATAAAATTGGATGCTCTTTCATTTTTTTATCCTTTCATCTCGTCAATTTTTTCATGATGAGGATGTCTATAATTTTTTAAAAACTCTGGCATTTTGGTAAGCTTGCCATCTTTTGTGGCTTGAACTCTTGTGCCAAGCCTGGGCTGGTTAGGAAACATCTCATCATACTCTTTTAATAAAATAGACATTTGTTTTTGCCAAAGATCAGGCATTGCATGCATCATAACCCTTGGAAGTGTTAAAAAACTGGCATAACTAAGCCCAAACCATAGCCATAAATCATCTTTTCCACTGATCTCAATTTTTTTAGACATAAGGCCTCCCCCACATTACCTGGTACATCGCTGCAGGGTCCACTCCTCTGAATATTGGTATGTACTCCTGACACGTTGCACACCTGGGCCTCTTACCGCCTATGTGGCACTCATAATAGCAGTCACAATACTCTGCCCTGTTCTTATCTGACTTTCTTCTCAATACCCGTTTCTTTCTCCTGGGGGTTGGTGTTCCGTTCTTTTTTGCTTCCTCCCTTTCTTTTATAAGCTTTCTTTTCCTTTTTTTTGCCCTCTTAGCGTTATGCTCCTTCCCGCATTTTTTGCATCGCTTTGATGGGGATCCGTCCCTTTTGTTTTTTATCCTTCCTTCGCAATCAAGACAAAATGTATACCGGTTCACAACAACTCCATCATCTTCATAGTGCTCTTTGCAGATCAGGCCTGAGTATTTCTTGCCTGACCCCAGGGTTTTCATTGATACGGTCCTCAAATCTTCTTTTTTTAAGATGCACCCGCATTTACAATGATACTCAATGTCCATAAGCGTCTCCTTTATATAAAGGTTAAATAACTACGGATATTATGACCCATAAAAATAAAAAAGTAAAGAAAAATAAAAAAAGCGTAGTTATCTCTTGACAAGACCGTAGTTAAGTTGTTATGGAGTGAGAAACAACTTTTAAAAAGGAGACAATATGAGAATTACAAATCTTTTAACACTTTTTCTTACAAGGGGGGTTCTAAATGATTGAATCAATAGTAACAGATCGAAAACAACTGTCTAAGAAGTGCAAGTCTTGCTATTTCATGGATCTTGAGATTATGCAAAATGAATTGATCATCAGAGATATGATTGATACTGCAAAGGCTGCTGACTCTTGTGTGGGCCTTGCTGCTAATCAGATTGGATCTGAGAAGAGAATCATACTTGTTAAATCGGGTCCTGAATTCATGGTCCTTGTAAATCCTGTTATCTTCTGCAGGACTGGTGGTATCCTTTCCCGGGAAGAAACCTGCTTGTCTTTCCCGGGTAAAGTGTTCAGGGTCCGGAGACATAGAAGGATCAAGGTCCACTTTCAAAAAGTCACTGGTAGAACTGAGCATATGGAATTTTATGAAGACTATGCCCGTATAGTCCAGCATGAGATTGATCACCTTAACGGAAAACTCATGAAAGGAGAAATTCAATAATGAAAAATTTGAAAATAACTTTTGCAACAATGGTTTGGATTTTGGGTTTGGCTATGGCCGGAGGCGGGGTTAATAATGAATCAATAATCGCTCAGTTGTTTCTTTGTGTTGCCGGCGTTGCCCTTTTCGCTGCAGCTTCTGTCTGGCTTATTGAGATACTGGAAGAGAAAGAAGAGAAGTTTGTAATTGAATTTATGGGGTTCACTCCTCTTCTTCTCTCTGCCCGGGATTATTTCCATGCTTATGAACTTGCGTTTACTGATCATCCTGAAAAAATAATCGGTGGAGTCATCAAGGCTTCTGAATATCCTGTTTAACCTTAACCGGGGGGCTCCTGTAGCCCCCTTTCTTTTTTCTCATATTCCAGCCTATTATCTGCCCGATCAACAATCCCACAAACAATCCTATTAAAAAATTCAATTTGGTTTCACTCCTTTCGGTACTTCCTGGGCTGCATTAACTTGTTCCAGGGCCATGGTTAATACCGTCCTGGCATCGTTTATGGTATTTGTGACTCCCTTAACAACAATCGGTTAAAAATCTTAATGCCATTGCTCCGACCTGTTTCGCCTCATCTGCCATTGCCGATTTACTTCCGTTCTTTTTAATC